CGCGCCGATGTCCGTACCGGCAAGCCTTCCACCACTGCTGGGTTGGAGTGACTCCGCATACCGCTCCGGTATCGCCGAGCTTAGCAGCGCAAGGATACCAACGCGGGATCTCCTCGTCGACGAACTTCGGCTTTAGTTCGATGACGTGGGCCCCCCGGGCATCCACACTACACCTGGCAGGTGAACGCTGCCGCAGCCGCCTGCAGGGAGTCACCGTTGGCCGGAGTACGCGAGGACGTCAAGAGGAACGCGACCATGAGCTTCGCCGTCGTACCGGCACCAGCGCCCGTTGCATCCGTTCCAACTCCCCACACGACAGTCCCCGTAGGCGTCGTAAGGGGACCGAACGTCAATGTGCCCGCGTTCGAGATAACCGACGGAGAGGCAGCCGATGCGGTACCGGGACCGAAGACCTGCCGCGAGTAGCCGGAGGTCGCCGAGAACTCAGTGACCTGAGCCATTGTGGTCCACGTGTTATCGAACGAGCCCGAGGAGGCGTTCGTCGACAAGGCCAGATAGAAGTTCGACGTCACAGGTCCCTGAGTCTTGCGGAAGATCTGGTTCAGGGCCTCCTGTTCCGACGTAGTCAGCATCTGGCCCGCAGAGATCGTGCTCACTCCGCAACCTCCTTGAAGTTCGCCTCGAAGACCTCATCCGTGACCGACGTACGACGAGGGTTCCCGTGTGCGTCGGTCCACTCGACGACCTTCAGGCCCTCGTGCTCCAGCGGCTGCTCGTAGCCTGGGTCGTCGGGATCGTCATTCATGACCAGTTCGACCTCAGTGCCGTTGGCCATATCCAGGTCGTCCATCGTCCGGCTCAGGAACCCTTCGAGCTCCGCGGACTGTGAATCCGTCGGGCTGACGACGCTCAGAGCTGCCCTCATCGACGTTGCGACCTCCGGCGGCTGTGCGGCCCGACTCAGGTCCTCGTCTGGAGCAAGTTGAGCGCCGAGTCCAGTCCCATCCGGATGCTCATACTTGTACTTTGTCATTCCCTCTCCTAGTCATACGGATCGCCACCCGTGTACCCGCCCCAACTGCCGCCCCACCCTAGTGGATACCACGGGAAGTCTACCTCGCCGAAGTTCACGCCGCCGAGCTGCGAGATGTCCTCAAGCGGGCTACGAACGTGAAGACTTCGCGTCCGCAGCCAAGACACGCGGCCCAAGGCCTTCTTCGCGATCGGGCCCAGGACCATCCCATGCTCGTTAAGCTTGATCGACTCACGCGTAGTCGGAACGCTTTCCATGTTCATACGAGTCATGGCGTCCGGCTGCGCCTGCAACCAGACCGTCTCGTACGACACAGCCAACTTGAGCCAGTACGAGTCAGCAGCACCGACCTTCTGATGCCACGCGTACGTATGCAGCATGCCGCTAGAGTCTGTCCACTCAAACGCGTACGGCCGCCCGGTATAGTTGTCGATAATGAAGCCGGCGATGGTCACCTGCTGGTCCGTCACCGAGACCCCAGTGATGTCCTGAACGTCCGCGCTAGTCGCCCAGGTCGTCTGTGCCATCGCCGGCCCCTCCTAGCCCTCGACGGTAACGAACACCACGCCGTTGGGCTCGTCTGCCTCGACGCCGGTAACCTCAAGGTCGCCAACATCAATGCCCTCGTTCTCGGCGTCCATCGCAGCCTGAGCCAGAACGGTGTCCTTCTGCAGCTCCCACGTGTCAGGCGGGAGCGCCTGTACCCGATACTGCCGGCTGAACGCTAGGTCAGCCTTCGTCTTCGGGTACTCGGCACCCTTCTCGACCAGGCCTGCTTCCGGCTCTGCAGCCGCGTGCTTCCCTGCTGCCGTTGCCTTCTCGGGCATCAGTACCTCCATCTCTTGCGCGCCCGCTTCTTGCCGCTACCGCGGCCTCCGCGCCTGCTGCGAGCCATCGGTCACTGCGTCCCTTCGACCAGCGCCAGCGCGAACTCGGTGCCGACCGAGAACCCGCGGCGCATGCGACCCCGGAGCACCGTGGTGTCGGTGCCGGAGTACATCGGAGGAACGATCTGGAACTCCGGCGTGGCGCCCGGGTTCGTCGGGTTCGTGGTCCGCTTGCCGGCCAGCAGGTACAGCCGGTTCGCGAACACCAGGAGCCGGTTGCCCGCGGTGCCCGCAGGGGCCGAACCCGAGGTCGTCGAGTACGTGTTCGCCGGAAGGGCGGAGGTCGGAGCGGTTGTGACGACCGCGCCGAGGCTCCAGAAGATCGGAATCCGGAACAGCAGGTCCGGAGTCCCGCCCTGGCCGCCTCCCGGGAACCCGCCGGACGACTCGATGAAGATCGGACGCCCCTGGGTGTCCTTGATCCCTCGCATCGCCTGCCGATAGAACGGGTGGGCGATGACGAGCATGTCCTCCTCGTTGAAGTAGTCGCCCTGCTCGACGAAGCCCAACGCGTTGTTGAGGTTGTCATACGACGGAATCCCACGCGAGCCGGCGCCCGAGGCCACGACGTTCGCGTTGGCCGTGTAGCCAGTCGCTGCATCCGCCTGCGTCATCGCGCGGTAGACCGAGGTGGTCTGCGCGTTCGTTGCGCCTGCGGCTGCGTTGACGCCGAGCGACACGTTGTCGTACACCTTCGCGAGCGCCGTGCCGATCGCGCTAGACTTGCTGTTGATGATGTCCGCCAAAGAGTCCATGATGTCCTCTTCGGCGATGTCGATCTCAGTGCCCCACTTGCCAGCCGTGATCAGCACGCTGTCGTCGGTGTTGTCCGACGTACCGGCCTGCGCACCACCGAATGGCCCGTAGGCCGAGCCCTTCTGCACCAGGCCCGCCACGACGCCACCGTCACGCGCAACGTACCGCGAGTTCGACGCCATCATGACAGCCTGCGCATAGGTCTCGACTGCACTGCGCTGGGTCACCTTCTGGATCACCTGCGCCCCGTACTCAACGGGAATCCAGCCGGACACGAATGCAGATGCTGGACCGACACCCGTCCCGTAACCTGACGTTGCCACCCTTTACCTCCTATCGGCCCAGCGCCTGCTAGGCCTTACCTGTGACCTACTCCAGGCGGCGCCTGAGCATTCAGTACCTGGTCCGCCAGCTGTTCGTACCAGGGCTTCGGCTTAACAGGACCGCCCTTGTCTCCTCTACGGCCTCCCGCGCCTGCGTTCGCCTGAGGCGTTCGCTGCTTGCCGCCATCCTCAGGCGGGGCCGCGAACAGGTTCGGGAACTCCTCCTTCAGGCCCGCAATCTGATCGTCCAACCCGACCAGGTTTCCATCCTCGTCGACGTCGACCTTATCCAGATCGAGTAGCCCTACAAGCCGCGCCGGTGCACTACCCTGCACTCCCGACGCCCGCAGCTCTGCAGCTGCCAAGGCCTTGATCAACGGCGGCCGAATCTCAGCCTCACGCTCGGTGGCTGCCGTCTCCCTCGCCTCAAGGAGCGCACGCTCCTCTGCGGACGCATGCTGCCTACGCAGCGTCGCCATGTCCTTCTCGAGCTTCTTCCGGTTCGTCCTCTCGGCCGCTAGCGCCCGCTTGACCCGATCGAGATCGGACTCGGCCGGCGGCGGCTGCCGCTTGCCCTTCTGCTGCCGACCTTGCGGCTGCTGCTCCGGCTCGCCCTCAGTATCGGCATCGCCTTCAGCCTCGGACTCGCCTTCGGCTTCGCCCTCGACGCTCTCGTCCTGACCCTCAGTGTCTTCACCTTCGGTCTCAGGCTCGGTCGTCTCCTGCTCGTCGTCGTCAGGCATCACACCTCCTCAGACGAGTACGACTCACTCGTACTCGCCGCTGTTTCGAACACACCAGGAAGCGGTGTGTCTGGAATACCCCACGCGTCAAGCTGCTCCGGAGTGTAACCTTGTTCCAGTAGCAGCTGACGCGGGGGCACGCCGAGCTGCGCCTTGATCATCTGCCCCTGCAAAGTATTAAGGTCATTGACGGTGGCTGCAGGGACCCAGTTCACCTGGATGGGAGCGGGCTGCTCCTGACCGTGCAGTATGAGGACGAACCTCCACACGTCACGCCACGTCGCACCAAACGACATTTGACGCTTGCGTACCTTCTTCGCGAAGGGCGCCTCGATGACTCGCAGAGACTCACCCGAGACGTTCGAGACAATCGGATCGAGGAAATGCATCGGCGTAGTTGTGACCACGGCCATACCGTGGACGTATTCTGTGAACGGCCTCAGGAACGCCGTCGGATCAGCAGGCTGGAACTCACCGTACTGCTTGATCCCCTTCATGAACCAGACCGAAGCAGGATCGGCGGACAGCTGCGACCGAGGGTCTTCCGTCGGCCCCTGCTGCGTTGCACCCGTCGCCAACGAGAACGAGTACTCGCCCTCATCACCGAAGGACGCCTCCGACGTGTCATACCGCTCATCCATGATCGCCCAACGCTGCGGGAACGCGTTGTAGTCCACACTTGCCATATGGCTGATCACGAGCTTGTGAACTGCATCCTGAGGGCCATACGCGTCCCTATGCTCCGGGGAGCCATATGGGAATTCGTTACGGAAATGAAAGACCGGGATCTCACCGTACGGGTTATCAACCGGCCAGCCATCATCCTCAGGGTCGACGCGCTTCTCCCAGATCTTCGAGCCGGCGGCGATCGACTCCGGCGACATCATGTACTTCTCAATACGGTCAACGTAGTACAGGTTCACGAATGTGTATTCGGTTGCCTCATCAACCCAGCGCTTGATCGCGAACTTCTTCTCGTGCTCGTTCTCGTCGTCATAAATCACGCGCATGACGCGAGGCGACACATAGAAGATGTCGACCTCTGACATCTCCACCTGCCCAGCCCGCGTACCTGTATCGAGCACCTCCATTTCAGGTACAAGCTTCGGCCAGACAAACACATACGAGTCACCGAACTCGCACGCCTTCAGCATGATGTCAGGCGCGAACAGGTCCAGCTGGTTAGCCTCCCACTCGGCTTGGACAATTGAGAGCGCCGACTCATCCTCAATCGATACGCCCGCGACCTCCAGCCGTTCCGCAACAGCATCAACAGGCAGTTTAGAGAAGTTGAAGTTGAACGTGATACCCATCGCCCCGAGCGTCAGGCGCATACGTAGCGTCGCGAAGACCTCCGGCTGCGTTCCCTGGTAGTACACAGCCGCTCTCGCATAGTCCGGCTGAGCGCGGTCCAACGACTGCAGGCCGGCAATCAGATCCGCAGTACCTGGATCATCAGGCTCTGGCCGAGGCGCTGGATGCGGAGCGATCGTGATGTCAACAGTCATGCCTTCACCGTCGCCCCTTTGCTATTGAACACAATCTTGCAATCCTTACAGCGGTACCAGGCACACACGACCGAAGGGCAATGGCGCTCCGTAACCTTCTTGTTACAGCGCGGACAGGTCCTCCCCGTCAGCCTACTCATCGCCCACCCCCGCCATCTCGTTCAAGTACGAGTAGGTACCACCGCGCACGAGCCGCGGCGTCTTAATGAACCTCCGCACTCCAATCTCAACAGCGTCGATAAGGTCACTATCCATACCCGCCTGATGCGCGCACATCTCCGCTTCCAGGCGCGCTAGAGTTCTGTAATGGAAAACCTTGCCACGCTGGTACGCGTTCAACAGGCGCGTGAACCTGAAGTCCTTCGGCAGAGACGACCAAGACTGCTCAAGCCGCACCGGCAGGTCATGAAAGATCGCCGCCCACGTGTCACCGCCCTGGTTCACCTCAACGCGTAGCAACCCGATCGTAGGGAACTGCTCCAAGTACCATATTGCAGTGTCCCGCAACTTCTTAGGTGGCAGCCTCACGGTGGTCGCGTACTTAACTACAGCGACCCCTCGAGCAGCGTTGAACCCGACCACCGCGAGGCCTGTATCGTGCGAAGAGGACCGGGCTGTCACCGCTGGGTCGAAGACTAGAACGTCAAAGACCGTTTCCAAATCCTCATGCACGAAATCATCATCGGTCCAGAAGTCGCCCGACGGCGACACTGGCTGGTTAAGGAACTCCTTC